CCACTTGATCGTAATCTGATTAATCTGTCTACTCCAGAAACATCACCGTCATCCATTACAAAACTATGGCCGCCCTGACGTGCTATAACTGCTTGTTTTGCATTTTCGCCAGGCGCAGCACTAACCTGCGGATTGTTCCCGGTCATTGAACGCCCAGGAGTACTAATACCGTATACATTACTAGGCGATTCACGTAAACTACTAGAACTAATTGCACCGCGTACTAAGTCTTGATCTAATCCCTGTCCAACTAAAATAATATTTTGGTACTCATGTACATAGCGCGGTGTGCTTGTAATTCCATCTGGAGTAAAACTAGATGAATCACCAGTGTATGCTTCTACTACCGGACTAACACTCTTACTGTTAAGTGCAGGAGTTAGTGTGTCTGCTGGATTTGGCGGTAGTGTTTTACTTTTGTCTGAACTGATATTACGAGCTAACCCGGGAACCATATGGTGGCTCATACTATCATAGATACATCCAATCCAATAGCCACGCTTTCTATCCCCTGCAGCAAATACCACTAAAACTTTATTACCAATGTCGGGAGGTACCATCCACATGCCATAACTCTGACCTGTGATAAATTGTGCGTCGGGTGCTGTGTCACTTGAATCTTGCGAGTCTGTGTTATAGGTTGTTCCATAGTATGGACTACAATAGCTTACAGGAATTTGATTGTTTGGGTCTGTTTTTTCTCCACCAAAGTCCGGAATGTACACCATTAACTGGCCCATACGTGTACCAACCACGTGAGAAACTACAACCGCTTCATAGGGGCCAGAGTCTACTGTGGATTCTGTGTTTTTACTATCCGCTTTACTAGCTGGATCTGCGCCCGAGCGTCTAAATTGACCTGTTGCCATTTATTGAATTTTTCCTTTAACCTTCGCCCCATCTAGTGGCGTCGTATGCTGAATCTACTGCGCCAGATGAGTTAAGTGTTGCTTGTCCGTTGTTGCCTGTTGCTGAATTATATAAATCGCTTGCTGCTGTAGCAACTGCGCCTAGTCCAGTATTTACTAGTCCGCCCAATGTTTGCACCGCACTATTGACTAGGCCTTGTGCTAGTTGACTTGTACCAACTGCGCCACGTCCAGTATTTGGAGCTCCGCCGGCAGCAACAAGTGCATCGTTTGATAATCGTATCATACTTAATACTTGTGTAAATGTGCCGCCAGTGAACGTGTTTTTAATTGTTTTTATAATATACTGCCCGCTGAACAAACTAGGTACTGTACCAATTGTTGGTGTCATTAATCCTTTGTTGGTCTGATCTATATCTATATCCACTGGTGTATTAATTGTAACAGATGCAATTAAGTCACCATTGTCCATTTTAATATGTCCATATTGTTGTGCAAAATCTGATTGAGATATTTCTGCCAACCAGTTAGTACTTGTTGTTGGGCTTGGACTATATAGCCAATCGTCCTGTTTAAGTAGCGTAGGATCACCAACAATAGTTAACTCGAGATTCTGCATATCGCCCTGTAATTCACTATATACACTTCTCATCAAGTTCGCTGTTGTTTGTGCAGCCGGATTAGCAATAATGTTCATACCAGTATTATCGCGTTGATCGTTTACAATATTTTTGTATCGCAATGGTGTGAGATTTTGTATTGATCCAAAGTTTGGAATCAAATTTAATGCTCCCATCAGTGCAGAACTTAACGATATTGCGGGCCCACTAGCTAATACAGTATCTAGCCCAGTACTGGCAGTAGGTTGCGTTGCAGCAACAGATGAAGTATACGCATTTACCGCTGTAAAGAATGTTGCGTCAAAGTGAATATTGAGATCTAGGATATCAATGTTGTGTCCAGTGTATATATAGCTGTATGCTTTTGACGTATATGGTCTACTGTCTGTCAATAATGGTGCTGCTGGATGCTTTGCGTCGTATACACTATATTGGTGTATGTTGTAGGTGTATACCTTGGGATATATGTTTCTGATAGAATCAAATACTCCATTGGTTGTTACCCCAGCAGCACTTGTTCCTGCATAGGTAGTCTGAACTACCGTTTTATAAGTGTTTAGTACTTGCGTCATTGACGTTTGTACTTGGTCTGGTGTTGAGCTTTGTAAATCTAATCCAAGCTGTCCTATCAGGTAGTCTGATTGTATTAATACTTTATTAATAATTTCCTGTATTGACGTACCCGATGCAATACTAAAGTTTCCAGTTGACAAGTCAATTGAACTAGCGTTTGGGTTGGCCTGGCTCAGGCTCATTTGTTTGTCATAAACAATTTTACTAGAGGCAATAGACGAGTCTATGTCAAATTTATAACTGTGAGCAGATTCAGCTTTTTTATCAGTTACTTCTTGTTGTAAAAATTTATTCAATTGACTAGTAAATGAATTAGGTAATGTTGCATCAAAAAATTCACCTACTGTTTTTGCGATTACTGTTATATTTTTGGGAATCTTAGCAACTTCGTCTGCGTGTGCTTCGTGTCCTGCGGCAGTAAATGCAAGTGCGTATTCGGCGCCGCGGTTAGATACTTGTATTTTAAATTCTCGAATATTAATCGGAAAACGTTTTCTGTATATGCTGGTTTGGCTTGCAGGTACTTGATTCCCTGCATCGTCGTATCCAACAAAATCTATTTGCAACATATAAGGTTGCTGAAGATAATTTGATTTGCCTGAAGGGTTTAGTACTGTGTCTGCTTTTACTAGCGTGTCTAATAAAGTAACGCCATACGGTTCTGCTATAGTTAATGTACCGTCTGTCATGTTGCTACTTTTACTAGTAGAGTTTAGTCCTACTACAGTATTAAAATCTATTGTTTGAATATTATAGTTTAGGCCCCGTTGCGTTGGCAATCTACGGTCTGGGTATAGTCCACTGTCTTCAGCAATTACATAACTATTTAATAACGGTGTAGTTGTACCTGTACCAGCATCGCCGCTATCAATTAATGCATTGTAATCATTGATGTCTAACCACCATAAACTTGTTGCATAGGTCCAACTAGCATATTGATGCATTGGATTTGGAATCGCAGATCCTGCCACTGGAGCTTTGATAACGCTACCAAGAAGTCCTGCCAATGCTCCACTGAGTGCACCGTTTAATCCGCCGCTTAGGCCACCAGACAATGCCCCGCTTAACGCACCTGCTAATGCGCCGCCAATTGGTCCAGACACCGATCCAGCCAATGCAGTAACTCCGCTGGATAATGCTGAATTTGCTGCACCAGCGATAGGCGCTGTTACACCTGCGGCCACAACACCAGTTAAATCTTGATTAACTTGGTCAGCTGAAAAAATTGGGGTTGGATCTGCCATTGGTTACAATCCTAAGGTTGCTTTTACCACTGACATTGATGGAACATATATAATAGTTGGTGCCACAAAATCAAATAACGGATCTACCAGTGTATTTGGGTTGCGTACTGCAAATAACCACCACAGATTACTATCTTGGTACATATCGTATGCTAACAAATCCGGACGTAGATTGTACGGTGGGTCAATTTGATATAGCGCATCGCTTACGTCCGATGGGAATACAATTCCTTTCCAAATGTCAAGGAACGGTCCCCATACAGGGGTATTACGATAAGGACTAGTTGTTGCGTATGTTGCCATTATAAGAATCCTCCAGGCCCAGCTACTCCGCCATTGCTGGCTTGTTGTGTAGCACCAAATGCACTTCCTGGGTTGCCCGAGCCTGCACTATTAATCAATGCACCTTTGGCAAAATCTTGTAAACTAAATCTCTGGCTCTGTGCCAGGCGACTGTACACAGGTTGAACTGTTAATGTTATTGTGCTGGTTGTTGGTAATCTAGTACTATTCAATACAGGATTGGTTACAAAAGGATTATACGTTACGCCAGGTTCTGGAATATCCATATAATCGCTGTCAGTTGGCATAGCATGATTAAAACTTGTTACCACGCAAGGCACGTTGGGCAAGTAGTATTGACCATATCCGTTTAAGTATACAATCGGTGGCGGATTACCTGCTAGTGGATCTGCACCAAAGAACATTTTTGTCAATGATCTAAAAAAGTAAATTGTTGCCAATAAGTACTGACCTTCATTTACGTTCTGTACTGTAAAGTCGCCTGTGATTGTAATTGGTTGCACTTCTGAGTTATCATAGAAGTACTGGGCATAGTTATTGTGTAGTAATTTTTGTGCAGAATAGTTTGCTACGTGTGTAACTGAGATTGATGGGGTATATGGAAAAATTACACCAACACGGGTTTGTCCTGCTGGGCCAAATAAGCTGTTCATTCCCTGTGCCACTGCGCTGGTTACACCATTATTAGTTTCTGTGCGTAGCGGCGATAGTAAATTATTAGTTGGATCATTGTAGAAGTACTTGCTGTTTGGCGGAAGTGTAATACGCACACGCCAATCATAGTTTGCCTGCGGGTAGTTAACTACCACCTGTGGTCCTACTGTTCTGGAACCGCCGGGATTTGATGTACTATATGCAAACATGTCATTGACATTTTGTCTACTGGCTGTAGGATTGTAACCAACTTGTCCCTCAACTGAATTAAGGACGCTTTGGCCAATCTGAGTTAGTAAACCCTGGCTTTGGTTTACTGCATTATTTAGAGGTTGGTTAGGTAGCACTGGCATACAAGTATTTATCGGCTGTATAATATGCCCATATTATGTTTAGGATACATTTCAAAATTAGGTTGACCTTTGGCAATTAAATATGTTAGTATGTGCTAACTTTAAAGGAATCACCGGATGGCTCGCAATAATTATCTGAATAACAAAGATATTCTCAAAGAAATTCACAAAAGCAAAAACACTTACTGCCACTATACAGACCCATCTGTTGCAGATTATGATATGATTTTGCCAGACGTAAGCAAAATTAATAAAAAGAATATCATGCAAGCACGTAAAGATCGTGCTGTCCGATTGCAAAAATTAGCCCACGAAGCCGCTAGTGCAGATGGTACTAAGCATAAAATGGACGAATTTGAAATTAAATTAAAAGAGATTGCCGATACCGATGTTGTGTTCCGTGTAATGACATGGGACCATATTCCTGTAGACGATGTTAAAAGCCGTAAAGCTGCTGTCAAGGCAATGGAATTAGAAGATGATGGTCCTGCTCGTTCAGAATATGATGACGACGAATTAGATATTGCAGGTAATACCAAATACGTTAAAGTAAATTTTCCACCATTTGAACATTTTCAAGTTACCGAAGATGGTACTCCTGTGCTAGTAGGACGTAGTCACTGGAAAGGTGATTTTGTTGCTGGTGTGTTTAGCCGCGAACACGGTAAAATGACACCAAAACTTGCTCATATGTTTATTAAGCTGTGCGAGCGTTATGCTACACGCTCTAACTGGAGAGGATATACATACAATGATGAGATGCGTAGCCAAGCATTGCTACAACTATCGCAAATTGGACTACAGTTCGACGAGTTTAAGAGCCAGAACCCTTTTGCTTATTATACTGCCGCTATCACTAATAGTTTTACTCGTGTTCTTAACATAGAAAAGCGTAACCAAAACTTACGCGATGATATTTTAGAAATGAATAATTTAACGCCTAGTTACACACGCCAGGGACAAAAGATTAGTTCCACATCGGGTGGCAGCGACGGCGGATACGATGATTGAAGTACCTAGTACTTTTATTACTCTTACCATTATCTGGGTGTAGTAACTTACACTCAGATTTCCCCGAAGCCTGTGTAGTAGGAGTACCTACCAATAAGAACTGTTTTTCCTTAGGTGGCGGCCCAGGCGGTATTAAACTTGGGCCATTTAACATAGTCGATCACCAATTCTAATTGAGCAAAATAAGATTTGAGTTTACTCAATCTTTCCTCTATACTGATTATTATGACAAATCTATTTAAAAAAGCTGCAATCTTTACTGACATACACTTTGGGTTGAAGTCTAATAGTACGCTACACAATGAAGACTGTTTAGCATTTGTAAAATGGGCCACTGCCAAAGCCAAAGAAGAAGGATGCGAAACCTGTTTATTCTTGGGAGATTGGCATAACAATAGAGCAAGTCTTAATATTTTAACCTTAGGCTACAGCCTACGTGCATTAGAGCACCTAAATGAAAACTTTGACAATACTTACTTCATTCCCGGCAATCATGATCTTTATTATCGCGACAAGCGTGACGTACAGTCTGTGGAATGGGCCAAGCACCTCAGCAATATACACATTTGCAACGATTGGACTACTTTCGGGGATGTCACTATTGCTCCGTGGCTGGTTGGAGATGACCACAAGCGACTTAAAAAATTAAAAGGTAAGTACATGTTTGGGCACTTTGAGTTGCCCGGATATTTAATGAATGCCATGGTTGCTATGCCGGACCATGGTGAGATCACCGGAGATGATATGCAAGGGTTTGAGCATGTTTTTTCTGGCCACTTTCACAAACGACAAACCCAGCGCAACGTTACCTATATTGGTAATGCGTTCCCACATAACTATGCCGATGCCGGCGATGATGATAGAGGGTTAACTATTTTAGAATGGGACAAGCCCCCTGTATACCATAGTTGGCCCGATCAACCTATGTATCGTGTGTTCAGCTTAAAGGATGTATTGAATCATACAGAAACTATGCTTAAACCAAATATGCATGTTCGTGTAAACTTAGATGTAGATATTAGCTACGAAGAAGCAACCTTTATTAAAGAAACATTTATTGAAACATACAAGCTGAGAGAGATTACTCTTATTCCAGCCAAGGTAACTGATCTAACCGATTACGAAATAGCTGGTAATATTGAATTCGAGTCAGTCGATCAGATTGTGTATAGTCAGTTAAGCAGTATTGACAGTAACCAGTACAATCCAAATTTATTATTGGATATCTACAGGAATCTATGAGGATTTATACCAACGGATGTTCATTTACTTACGGTGACGAATTACAGTCACCCGATACATCTGCGTGGCCAGTGCTGTTAGGTAATCTATTAGGTGCAACAACTGTCAACGATGGGGTGAGTGGAGGTACAAATTATAGAACTATATACCGCACCATTAAGCAATATCAACATAATTTTGATTTGTACGTTATAGCATGGACCACTAATACCAGATTTACTTTTTATAAGTCAGACAACAATTACGAGATAAACTTTAATCCGGCATTGCAAAACAGCATGTACGGTAATAGCTCATTTTATCATAATTGGGGCGAGACCCTATACAATGTTTGGTACAACGAGCTGTATGCTTTTAAATTATGGCTTCAGCAAATTATACAATTACAATCTTTTATCAAAGCACCATGTCTGATGATCAATACAATGCATAATAATATAGGTAAATGGTTTGCACCTAAGGAGCAGTTTATAGATTCTGTCAGAGAGTTAATCAATTTTAATATCATGACTGACGAACAAATATTTGACGAATACAACGAAATACAGTACTATGTACAACTAATCGACACATCAATGTTTTATAATTGGAATGCGTTTTATATTCAAGATTTATGTAACAAATTTCCGTGTGGACCAAATGGACACATATTAGAAGCTGGTCACACTCACTTGGCAGAATTATTATATAATCACTTATGTTTAAAATAAAAGATTTAACCGTTAAGAACTTTATGAGCGTGGGTAATACTACCCAGGCTGTTAACTTTGACCGGCAAGACTTAACCCTGGTACTAGGTGAAAACTTGGACCTGGGTGGCGACGATTCTGGTGCACGGAATGGCACAGGTAAGACTACTATTATTAATGCCTTAAGTTTTGCACTTTACGGCAATGCTCTTACTAACATTAAGAAAGATAACTTAATCAATAAGACCAATGGTAAAAACATGATGGTTTGTATTGATTTTGAAAAAGACGGAGTTAACTACCGCATTGAACGTGGGCGCAAGCCAAATATAATGAAGTTCTTTGTGGGTGATACAGAAAAAGAAATCACCGATGATGCACAGGGCGATAGTAGAGAAACACAAGCAGAGATAGAACGTATGTTGGGTATGAGCCACGATATGTTCAAGCATATTGTAGCACTAAACACCTACACTGAACCGTTCCTTAGTTTAAGATCAAACGATCAACGTACTATCATTGAACAGTTACTGGGCATTACTTTATTGTCAGAAAAAGCAGATAGTTTAAAAGAGCTAAACAAAAAAACTAAGGATGCTATTACCTCAGAGGAGTTCCGCATTAAGGCCGTAACAGATGCCAACGTTCGTATACAAGAACAGATCGAAGCATTGAAGCGTAGACAAACCCTGTGGAACAACAAGCACGATGAAGAGATTAACAAGACACAAGATGCGATCGAAGAGCTTCAGAAGATCGATATCCAGGCCGAGATTCAGGCACACCAAGCGTTCAAAGCCTGGGATCAGACTCGAAAGGATCTCAATGAATTATCTTCGGCGATTAGCCGTACCAAATTGGACCGTAACCGCGAGGAGAAAACGATTAGCAAGATATCAGCAGAACTTGTTTCGTTGGAAAGTCATACGTGCCATACGTGCGGACAAGAGTTCCATGACGAAAAGCACCAACAGGTCCTGGGATCAAAGCAGAGAGAATTATCAGTGGCACGGGAGAGTGCGGAATCTCATGTTGCCACTTTGGCTGAGTTACAACAAGCTGAGTCTGGGCTGGGCAAACTCGGCACCCGTCCAGTAATGTTCTACGATAAAGAAGCGGATGCTATTCATCATCAAGCCACGGTAGATAATTTAATTAAACAATTAACTGCCAAAGCCGCAGAGTCGGATCCTTATAATGAGCAAATTGCAGAAATGCAAACTACAGCATTAGAAGAAGTTACATATGATGTTATTAACGAGTTATCTAACTTAAAAGATCACCAAGAATTCTTGCTTAAACTGTTAACAAACAAAGATTCGTTTATTCGTAAGCGTATCATTGATCAGAATTTAAGTTATTTAAATGCCAGATTAGGGCAGTACCTGGATCGCATCGGCTTACCACACACAGTTAAGTTTAATAATGATCTGAGTGTAAGCATTACAGAACTGGGACGTGACCTAGACTTTGATAATTTATCCAGAGGCGAGCGCAATAGACTTATCTTATCTCTATCCTGGTCGTTCCGTGATGTATGGGAAAGTTTATATCAACCAATTAACTTATTGTTTATTGACGAGCTAATCGATTCGGGCATGGACAGTAACGGTGTTGAAAATAGTTTAAGTATTCTTAAAAAGATGAGCCGTGAAGCCAACAAGTCAATTTGGTTAGTATCTCACAAAGACGAACTGGCAGGCCGGGTAAACAATACCTTGCATGTTATTAAAGAAAACGGATACACAAGTTATAATACGGACGTAGACATTGTTTAACAGAGATATAAAAGTACTGCACATTGAGCCAACTGATGTTTGTCAGGCGGCCTGTGCCCTTTGCGCTCGTGAGATCGATCCTGCGTTTGATAAAACTATCAAACATCATTTATCTGTTGATCAAATTAAAGAAAAGTTTAGCGAAGACTTTATTCGCGGGCTGGACAAAATGTTTATGTGTGGTAACTACGGTGATCCTGCCGCAGGCAAATACACATTAGAAATTTTTGAATATTTTAGAAGTATCAATCCTGATATTACCTTAGGTATGAATACCAACGGTGGATTACAAAGTATGACCTGGTGGATTAAACTAGCACGATTGCTCAGAAAGCCAAACGATTTTGTTGTGTTCAGTATAGACGGGTTAGAAGATACCAACCACATATACCGCAAAAACGTTAGTTGGGAAGTGCTAGAAGCCAACGTAGCATCATTTATTGCTGCCGGTGGCCCTGCCCACTGGGACATGCTGGTCTACAAACACAATGAACATCAAGTTGATGCTTGCGAAGCACTAGCAAAACGAATGAAGTTCAAATGGTTCCGTGCCAAGGTTAGCAAGCGAGAATATATTAACGGGCTAGAGGAACCAGCCAATTGGCAACGACCAACATACACCCCAGGTAAAATCGATTGTCACGCACTGGCAGAAGCAAGCATTTACATAGATGCACAAGGCAATATTAGTCCTTGTTGCTGGTTAGGCGCAAGGCAACAAGATTTTATCACAGATATTAATCAAGTTGCAATACACTGGGATAACCCAGAATTGGCAGATCCTGTGTGTGTTATCACTTGCACCGCCAAGGCCAATATAACTGTATTTGAAAGTCAATGGCAACGCGAGGTTGAACTATGCTAGCCACGTGGCATTTTCATATTGAAATATCTAGTAAGTGTACTTTACGGTGTACTCGGTGTGCCCGACAAGAAGTCCCAGATAGTTTAGTTAATACTGAGTTAGATTTAGAGTTTTTTAAAAGAAATTTTACATCAGAATTTATTCTTGCTAATGTTGAGAAGATTACGTTCTGCGGCGACGATGGCGATCCTATATATGCACACGATTTAATTGCAGTAATTGAATATATCAAAAGTATTAAACCTGTTGAGATTGTTATTGTTACCAATGGTAGTCATAAGAAAACAGAATGGTGGACAGCACTAGGCAATGTGCTCACAGAAGTAGATACTGTACACTTTAGCGTGGACGGGTATGACAATGCAAGTAACAATTTGTACAGGATAAACAGCGATTTCGTGTCTATTGTCCAAGGTATTGAGGCTCTAAGGGCTACCAGCCGGTGTCGTTTAGTATGGGCCGCTATTGCGTTTAAATTTAACGAAGATCATATAGAATACATGCAGTCTTTAGCAACAAAATTAGGAATGGATGCTTTCCAATTAACTCGTAGTACTAAGTTTGGAAAGATATATCCTAGCTACGGAATTGATGATCCCTTACAACCTAGCGATAGATATGTAAGTAGTTCACACAGGTTTGAAAGAGATGTTGTAGTATTGACCAAGCGCGGACTTAATGCTGAAGTTAAGCAGATCAATTTGGAATTATTTAAGAAGACCCGGCCGCAAGGCGATGTTGTACCTAATGTAGTTCCTTTATGCGAAATTGGTAACAAGGGCTTGTACATAGATGCACAAGGTAGATTGTTTCCTTGTTGTTGGGTAGCTAATCGCTATAGCCACAATACAGAATGGCAGGAAATTGCTGGTCGTTTTAATTTAAACACTAGAACTCTTCAAGATGCTGTAAATGACAAGTTTTGGATTAGAGATTTTAAGCAGTTTGCATGGCAAGAATGCCGTACTAAGTGCACCAGAAATGTAGTAAATCAAGAATATGCAACTTCCTGGTAGAAAGAGATAACTACTATGCATGTCATGGCTTTACGAAACCTCTCTAGTAGAATCTCTTCCCGAAGATTGTGTCGGATTTGTTTATTTGATTACTAATAAACTGTCTGGTAGAAAATATATTGGCAAAAAGCTCGCAAAGTTTAGTAAAACAGCGTATAAAGTAGTTAAGCTGAAGAACGGAACTAAGAAGAAAAAGAAGATTCGTAGCAAGATTGACAGTGACTGGCAAGACTATTATGGTTCTAGCCCGGAACTAACAAAAGATGTAGTTGCATTGGGGGTCGAAAACTTTAGTAGAGAAATACTTTACTATTGTCGATCAAAATCCGAATGTAGTTACATTGAAGCAAGAGAACAATTTGCTCGTAGAGTATTAGAAAGCAACGATTATTATAACGGACACATCCAGGTCCGTGTACATGGCTCACACATTATCAACAAGATTTAATTCAATAGACACAAAGTCTGCTCAGTAGTAACAATCAATATACAGTAGTGACTCGCACAGGTTAATATCATGTGCCTATGACAACCGGATAATAACGGGGACGGAAGTCTTGCCGCTGTAGCAAGCACTTAGCAACTATCCTTAACAGGACGATGATCGGATATGCCTATTAACAACCGGTTTTGCTATTTGAAAAGATTTTAGGAAAGGCTAAAAGAAGGAGTAATACTCCTACGTTATTAAATATGTTCACGTATATTTAATAGCCGCCGTCGTAATAAAGACGCACTTCGAGGTACCGGACGACCGCCTCTGTAATTAGTGTAACGTGATGTGATTGTGCTACTCGGATAATGCTACAATTTTCATTTTGCCCTTTATCGGGCAAAGTGTGACTGATTAATCTGGATAATACTAGAAGACTTACGTATGTCTTAACATTATCTGTTTAATATCTTTAAGAAGAAAACGATTGCTGAATGAAATGAAAGCAATAGATCTGCGAAGTAGATCTTAAATCTGTTAAAAAAATGGAAGGCCGCTCTCTTTAGTAGTTTCCATATTTTTCTTAATAATGTTTCCTATGATTTCTCGTTCTTGAGAACTTAAAGCCATAGCATCATCGTAAGATATACCCCCACGCATATACCAACTCATTCTTAACGCTTCATCTCTAATGGCTCTAGACTCCTTGTCGTAGTTTTCAACTAACTCTACGATAGCGTCATGGTCTAATGTCAGGAGCCGGATGCGAAAAAATTTGCGTAATCAAACAGTAAAGGAATTTGATATTCTTTCTGGCATTCTGCACATGCAGCAGTTTGTGACTTAACTGCACCCTCAACGTTGATTTCGCTAAGTCTAGCTTGTACTTTCTTTACCACATTGCCGTTGGCATTGTTGTAGAATTCTTTAATGAAATCCTTGTCGGTAACTCTTGAGCTGTCTTCTAGTTCGATGTACTCTGTGCTGTCAGCTACAGTATCAATTCCGATTTGTATTAAATGCGACATACTACTAGCAATTTCTTTGATACGTTCTGGGCTGTCCGGTTGCTCTAGTGCTTTTGCCATTCTTTCTTCTTCGAATTGAATAGTGTTTCTGCGATTAACAATAAAGTACGGTTGCGGAATTAGTTTAATTTTTAAATTATCAATTTCAATCTTTTTATTATAGTCTGGGCAAGTAATACCAGCAAGACTAACTTTTAAATCAATGCCATGCTTGTTAGCAGCACCACAATGTGGGCAATTCGTTTCTACATCCATTTCTGTGCCGTAGCTGGCAACACGTATGGCAATTAAAATAGTATCAACATCAATACTAGGCATAGCCCACGCATCTCTAATATTTGGGCAACAACTCTGAATTACTTCAACTACACCGGACCCATTCATAAGTGCGTCTGGGGTGCGTAGTGTAATCTCATCACGAGCAGTCATTGGGTAAATAGGAATCTCCCCGTTAACTGGTAGATCTAAAGACCCGTCTTTCCAGTATTGACCGTTTGACGGCAATTTTATATAGGCCGCAGGTTGTCTAAAAAACTTAGACAACGGGTTAAATTTAGGCACTGGTGCTGTACTACTGTCTGGTGTATTTTCCATGGTTGATTTATCCGATAAATATATTGATACTATTATTTATAGGCAAAAAACGTGGAAGAAAAACTCTTACAACAAATTCTTGAAGAACTGCAAAAAGGCGGTAGCAGTGGCGGCCAGATTAAATGGAATTCTGCTGACTTAGACACGTTTGCTAAAGGTCTTAAAGATAACATAGATGCTTTGAAAAAAGCACAGCCTGGGTATAAAAGTTTCCAAAACTTCCTAGACGGAACAAAAACAGCTAAAGATTCGTTTGACAGCATTCGGGAAAAACTAGAAAAATTTGACGAAGAATTAGAAAAAGCAACAAAAGCAACACTAGAATCAGCAGACGCCGAAGGTAAAGCTGATGCAGTTCAGAAAGTTAGTGCAATCAACGCACAAAAACGCGAACTAGCAAGTGCAACGGCTGCTAAAGCAAGCAAAGCAGCATTAGGCAATCTAGCAATTGGTGCAGGCGAAGTAATGGCATCCATGTCTCAAGGTGCAATGGATTTCATTTCGGGTCTACAATCCGGTGCAGATAGTACTGTATTGGCAACAAATGCAGCAAAAAATCTAGCAGGTGCGGCCTTAAAAACAACAAGCGAAGTGGCTGGGATGGGCCAGACTCTGGGAATGATGATAAGTTTTGTTCCAGGGCTTAAACTGTTAGGTATGGCAATTGAGGCAGTTAGTTTTGTAGTTGATATTTTCGCTAAAAAAGGTATCAAAGTTGCAGAAGCAGCCGTGCAGGCACTAGGCACAGAATTACAAAAAACTAAAAAAGGCTTTAATGACATAAATTCTGCAGGTGCATTATTTGGTGGTGGCATGACCGAAATGCGTAAAGAGGCGTCAAGAGCAGGATTAGACATTGAATCTCTAGCTACTGTAGTTAAAGCAAGCAAAGACGACTTGATTGGCATGGGGCTTGGCATGGGCGAAGCCACTAAGCGTGTAGCCGGCGTTAGTAAAGAATTACGAAATAGCGAACTAGGCATGCAACTACGCAAGCTAGGCTATACTGCCGAAGAACAGGCAGAATTGTCAGCCGGTGTAATGGCTAATATGAATGCAGCTGGCAATCAGCGAGTAATGTCGGACAAAGAGTTAGCGCAAACAACTTCGCAATACGGTAAAGATTTAAAAATACTTGCCGACGTAACGGGCCAAGATGCTAAAAAAGTTGCAGAAAAAGCTCGAATTGATTCTCTCAAAGCAGTACTTGATGCAAAGCTAACAGGAGAACAAAGAGAAACATACCAGGGAATTTTAAGAGGTATTGCAAACTATCCAGCTGATATACAAGAGGCAGTATTACAAAAAGTAGCTGGTGGACCTGTTACAAACGTTGCTGCAATATTAGCAATGCAAGCAAATAAACAACTAGGCGATTCAGTTGATTTATATGCTAAAACAGTCAAAGATGGTACTATGTCTGGATCTCAAGCACAACAACTTGCTCTTGACGAGACTGGTAAAATTGGTAAAGCACAGCACGATGCTAACGTAAAAAATCAGTCAATGCTTGAAGCAGGTCTGTACGTACATAGTGACATAATTGACGGACAGACCAAGATAGCAAATGCGTTTACGTCAATGGCTGCAACACAAAAAGATGGTGCCGCCCAAATAGCTAAAACCAATGCCGACCTTGCTGCCACAAACATGGCACCATTAGATGCCTCTGTTGCTGGAATGCAGGAAAATGCAGATAAACTTAGATCTGCATTAGGTGACAAGTTACTTAAACCGGTTACAAAATTTGCAGAAACAGCAGCAGCTGGTGCAGAAAAATTAGAAGATGCACTTAAAAGATATGGAGTAGATACCAAATCTAGTAAACAAGAACAGAACGAAGCCGCTGCTAAAGCAGGTAATCGCGGTCGCGGTGCTACCCCAGCTGGGGCTACTGCACCTAGCGGAACACCCCCATCGTCGGGTGCCGCAGGCGGTGAATCAAAAGGAACAGCGCCAACCGCAGGATCAGTACCTGCACCGGCCCCATCTGCCCCTAGCGGTCGTGGATCTGGCATGGGCGGCGGTACAAGCCGAATGAAAACTGGCTCTTTGGCCGACGGTTTAACTAGTAAAAAAACAACTACTGCTGCTGAAGGATCCGGCGGTGCAGATAACACACTACCATCTGGGACCGGCGGTGCAGACTGGCTAATGGGCATGATTAAAAATCATGAAGGCATGAAGCTAGAGCCTTACAAAGACAGTTTAGGCAAGTGGACAGTTGGTGTAGGACACTTGATCGGCGATGGTAGTACACTTCCGGATG